AGGCAGAGTTGCAAAGGCGGGTGCAGGGTGGGTGAAAGACTGCGAGCAAATCCCATCCCATGTGCATTACGTCGCGCACGTCGCCGATGATATGGCGGTTGCTGCCATCTTCGCACGGCTGCATGTCGCATGACCATGCATCATGCCCCAGCGCAGAAAAAGCACGCCGGACAACACCAGAGAGTTCACATCCAATCAGGACCCGCATCTAGAACGGCACCACGTCATCAGCCATGCGGCGCAGCTCGGCGCAGGACGCGGTAAACATGGTCTGGCAGAATTTATCCCATTCTGTCCCGGTCAGTTTGGCAAGGTCTGTTTTGCCGATCTTGTCGAGATATGCCCCGGCTTCTTCGCCTCCTTTTGCGGATGCGATTTCTTCGGATGGTGTCAGGGATTGTCCTGCGGTCATAAAAAGCCTCGCGCAATCGGTGCTGCATGTCTGCACCATGGGTTTTCCGGCCAAGTAGATGGTGACGGCCCCGCCTTCGCGGCGGCAGACGGCGCATGGGTATCCGATCATCTGGGCTTGCACCGTGACGCCTCCCATTTAGCAATGGCAGCAGGCGATGCAGAGAACGCCTTTACGCGGGCGTCAGGATCATGGTCACGGACAATCGCCGGGGCAAAGTGCAGGCCGCGCCGCGCTGTCATCGCGTGAACCGACTTGTGAGAGGCACCCAAATAGGTGGCGGCTTGCGCGGCTGTCATGCCAGCCTTGGCGCAACGCTCGTAATCCGTGAATGTCAGGGCGCGGTAAACGGTCATGCCGCCACCTCTTGCCGTGCATCGCCGCGTGTGCGGGTGACGCGCCACCAGTCGCCTTCCTTGCGCACCACGACCTCGGTAGGAATGCGCACCTCTGCCTGCCTTTCCAGCGCGTCCGCCACCGTTGCGGGTGGCGTGGTCCCGGCGTTCTGATGCCACCATGTCACGGCCTTTTGGCGCGCAAACCCGACATGCTCCAAGCAGACAAACTCTTTGACCACGCGCGACCCCACCAGATAATCGGCTCGCAACGATGCCTTGCCGTCTTTGCTGTGGCGCGTCAGCGCGAAGTCCCGCACGGGTTGCCAATCGTCAACGGCGGTCAGATTCATGATGGCGTCGGTGCTGCTTGTCCGTTCGATCTTGGGTTCTGGCTCTGGGAAAACATGGCCGCAATCGGTGCATTCGCGCGCGCCAATCCAGAGGATCGAGTTGCACTGAGGGCACGCCTTAGCCGGGGCGGCGGCGATTTCACCCTCCAGCTTCTTGCCAGACTTGGCACTACCCTCGGTGGCAGAAACCGCGTCAACCGGGCCGTGGCGGGCGACGTTGCCGGCATAATCCAGCACCAGACCGCTCTCTTTGCCGGGGGCTATCCGCATGGCGCGGCCCGCCATCTGCATGTAAAGTCCAAGCGATTTTGTGGGCCGCAGGAATGCCAGCAGGTCAGTTGCGGGCGCGTCAAACCCGGTGGTTAGGACGTTGACGTTGGTCAGCGCACGGATGCGTCCGGCCTTGAAATCCTCCAGAATGCGCGCCCGCTCCATCGCTGGCGTATCACCTGTCACCAGATCGGCCGGGATGCCTTGGCGGATCAACTCGGCTTTGACGGCAGATGCATGGTCAACCGAAATGCAGAACAAAAGCCATGATCGGCGGTCTTGCCCCAAGGCGATGATTTCCGACACGGCGGCCCGCGTCACGTCGTCCTTGTTGAAGCGGTCATTCATTTCGCCTTCGACAAAATCCCCGGCTCTGGTGTGCAGTCCGGTCGTGTCGAAAACGAAACCGGGGCGCTTGCTGATTAGGGGTGCAAGGTATCCGCGCGTTACCAGCATGGGGATTGGAATGTCGTAGGCGATACCGTCAAAGATTGCGCCCTGCCCCCGGTCCAACCGCCCGCTATCCAATCGGAACGGCGTGGCGGTCAGACCGATGACCTTTAGATTTGGATTGGTCAGGCGCAGCCCTTCGATGAATTTCTGATAGAGCGTGTCGCCAGACCGGGGGATCAGGTGGGCTTCGTCCACAATCAGAATGTCGATATGGCCAAAGTCTGCGGCCTTTTTGGCGACGGACTGGATGCCAGCGAAGGTCACCTGTCGCATCTGCCTGCGGCCAAGGCCCGCCGAATAGATGCCAGCCGGGGCATTGGGCCAAAGGCGCAACAGGGCGGCATAGTTTTGAGCAATCAACTCTTTGACGTGGGTGGCCATGATGATCCGCGTGTCACCATAGTCAGCGATGGCGCGGCGGATGAATTCGGCCAGAATGACAGACTTCCCGGCCCCAGTTGGGGCAACAACCAATGGGTTGCCCTTTGCCGCGCCGAACCACGAATACAGCCCGTCGATGGCTGCTGATTGGTAATCTCGAAGCTGCATCATGCCGCCACCTCATTTTCCTGATCTGTCAGGAAGTCGAAAAGCGACGGCATGTCCAAGCGGCGGGAAGCGCCTTCGACATACTTCAACCCGTCCAAGAAATAGGTCTTGTTCAACTCCACGCCGATGCCTTTGCGCTTCAATTTCAGGGCGCGGAAAGGCACTGTCATTAGGCCGCCGAATGGGTCAAAGACGGTTTCACCTTCTTCGGTGTATTGGGCGATGGCCCGGTCAACGATGTCGTATTGCAGCGGGCAGAGGTGCAGTTCGTTGCCAGCGCGCTCCTGTTCGGCATTGATGGTTATCATGCGCGCAACATCTGTCCACACGTCCGGGTGCAGGGTGTGGGGCGGCAACAGCATAAAGGTTGGCGGCAAGCGACCGTGCATTTCAAGGTGTTCGCCGATCTTGACGTGGTGCTCAAAATCGTAGACCTCGGACAGACTGAACCGCTTCCAAGTCTGATAGACGACGCTGGCCTCCAGCCCGTCCAGTTCTTCCGGCTTAAGCGTGCGGTTGCCATTGGACCGGGTAAAGCCAGCCGCGTCCATCTGCCAGCGCGCGCGGGAATACCCGGCCTCGTTGCGCCAATTCTTCTCCTCGGGGTTCCATTCCTTTTTGGCTTTTGTCACCTTGCGGTCCGCATAGCCATCGCTGCGGTCTGATGGTGGCTTGCGGAAAATCAGCAGATATTCCGGCGTGCCGACGCCCATGCGAGTGCCGTCCTTGCATTGCTCGGTCCAGCCCAGCCGATAGGTCTGGTTGTTTTCGCGCACAACGTCGGTGACGATGGTTTTCATGCCCAGATAGGCAAAGCCGAACTTCTGGAATTGGGCGATACAGTCGCAATGCAGGGTGGACAGGGTTTGAAAGCCAAGGCCATTGATGCCGCCGGGGATGATCCGATCTTTGACGTGGATAGCGGCGATCCGGCCTGGCTCCAGCACGCGGAACAGCTCTGGGATCAGATAGCCCATCTGTTGCCAGAAATGCGCGTCGTCATCGGTATGGCCGAAGTCGGCAAAGTTCGGGCTATATTCGTATTGGGTCGAGAATGGAATTGAGGTGACGACAAGCTGCACCGATCCTTGGGCCATGCGCTTTGTCTCTTTGACGCAATCGTTATGCACCACCCTGTAACCGGGGCCGGTCGCCTCGATCCGCTCAACACCCATGGCGCGCAAAAGCTGCTGCTGCATGGCGATTTCTGCCAGTCCATATTCCCGCACAATACCTACCATCCGCGCCACCATTTCGTTGTGTTGTTGCCATTTCCGTTCAAGTGCACGCTTCACGCTGCGCTCCGCTTCGGTGTAGATCATGTCAATCCGCACGGACGGGGCTTCCTGCCCAAACCGCCGCAGACGGTGAACCGCTTGAATAAAGTCATTGAATTTGAAGCCGATGCCCAAGAAAATTGACCATGCGCAATGGCGTTGCAGGTTCGTGCCGCTGCCAAGCATGACAGGCTTTGCGCCGATTTCAGGAATGCGACCGTCCGCGAAATCGCCAATGATGCGCTCGCGCTCGTCAAGGTCCATATTGCCAAAGACAGTTGCGCAGTCTGGCAGCGCGCGCTCAATGCCTTCGCGCTCGCGCTCCAGGTCGTGCCAGATGATCCGGTGCGCTGTCAGATCTTCGCTGCGCAGTTCCATCATCTTTTCAAGACGGGCGGGCAGGCTTTCGCGCTTTTCCTTGGCAGCGCCGGACAGATCGACGGCGGCGTCACGGATCAATCGACCCTGCCCGCCTTTTTCATTTCCGGCCGATTTGGCATGGTCCACTGGCAATTCGTGCCAGCGCACATCCAACGGCGGAAGGTCATAGCCATCATCGGAAAAAGCCGAGTCAAGGTCGGATGGCTTGGTGACAAACAGGGCCCATGATGCCACCCATAGCCAGAACTCGCGCTCCTTGTGAACCATCAGGGTCAGGTTGTCGGCTTTCTCACTGTTACGCTTGAAAAAGCGGGTCTTGGCCTGCGCAATGTCCATCACGTCCAGAAATCCGGCGTAGGACAGCAATTCGATATAGTCATTCGGGCTTGGGGTTGCGGTGGCGACGAACCGATATGGCACGTCCATAAAGGTGCGAATGAACGTGCGGAATGTCTTTGTGCCGCCCATGCCGCGCAACACAGCCGCCTCGTCAAGGCTGGCGCCCTCGAAGTGGCCGGGGCTGATCTTTCCGTCTCGCACGCTCTCGTAGTTGGTCAGATAGACCGCCGGGCCGTCAATTTCGGCGTCTGATTTGATGAATCTCAGATCAATGGCAAAGTCGCCAAGAAAGCGCAGGCGGGCATCTTCGAAGAACTCGCGCCGCACCCCCAAGGGTGCGACGATCAGAACGGGTTTATTGGATTTTCGCCAAATGACCCGCATAGCTTCAAGTTGGGTTGCAGTCTTGTGCAGCCCGAAAGATGCAAACCACGCGCGCCGCCCGCCGTTTAGGCCCCACGCCACCATGCGGCGGGTATGGGGTTTCAACATGGGGTTCAGGTCGGCCTCGTCCACCTCCAGCCCGCCGAACTTGGGCGCGATGGCTGCTTTGGCGCGCAAGAAGTCGGTATAAGACAAATCAGACATCGGCCAACTCCTCTGCTGTTGCGCGAATACCCATGATCAGCGCGGACATATCGATTGCGGCGCTCTTTTGAGCGGGCGTGACCAGCACGGCAGAGGTGCCATCCCGGTCTGTGTAGGACAAGGAGAACTCCTTTACCGCCATGGCCTTGACGCTTTCGGACAACAGGGATGCAGACACACACATTGCGGCATGGCCCTTGCCGGATGCCTCCATTTCGGCCCGTCCCGCGTGGATGATGCCCGCGGCTCCCTTGGCCCCCCGCATGATGACAGGTTGTCCAGCATCGGCCCGGATGATCAGGCTGCGCGCTTTGTTCGCCATGGTATCGGTGCCACAGGTGGCGACTGTGATGGCTGATGTAATTTCATCAAGGCCAGCAACAACAAACTCTTGCCAGCCGACAAAGCCATCCTTGACCCGCATGGCGTCGGGGAATGATCCTTCGATCACCTTACCCCAAGCCCGGACGGGTCCGGCCATGACGTGCCAACCGTGCTCGCAGACCATGGCGTGAACGGTTTCTGCCTTTTCTGCGATACCAAGGATGATCTGGGTTGCCGCCATGGGAAGGGTGCCACCGCCGCCGATGCCAGTCATGCCCGGCAGATGTGCATGGTGTAGCGCGTGGCCATCGGTGCCCCAAACATGCACAGAGCCATCACGCTCTTGAATATATGGGCCATTGAGGTAATAGCGCGCCTCTTCGTCGGACGCAGCGGCGGCACAAAACTTGATTGCCTGACAGAACGTGTCACGGTCAACTGCGACGGTCTCGCCTGTTGCTGGCTGATAGTTTGGAAAATCGGTCACGTCCACCGCAGACAAGACGATGCGCGACTTTCCGGCCCGCAGGGTTGCGCTGCCTTTTTCGACTTCGACTGACAAGCTGGTGGCCTTTGCCGCTGCGCAGAATGTAGTGAGCGTGGCATATGAAAATGCCACCGCACCCTCGGTCATAACTTCGGCCTGCACGTCCATTTCAAAAGTCGTGTCGGTGTCGGTGCCGATCATGGTGACCCGGTTGTCATTGGTCACCAGCTTGATGTTGAGGATGATCGGCCATGGTGACTTGGCCGGGATGACCTTCCCAGCCACGGCGAGCGCAGCGCGGAAGGCCTTCATGTCGGTGCTGAATTTCATTCTGCAGCCACCCGATGCGCGATCACTTCACCAGCGGGCGGCAGGTATTCGACAAACGAGCCGCCCTCCTTGAACGCCCCTTCCGGGGTGTACAGGCCTTCGGCCCAGCGGACCTTGGGCGCAGATGTTGCGCCGCCCTGCGACAGACGGACAAAGCCGCTGCCAATCTTGGCGTAGACCCGGTTGTCACGCAGGTAGAGCGGCACTTGGCGATAGACGCCGCTCGAATGGATAATGGCTTGCGCCTCTGGGATTGCGGTGAAGAAGTCTTTCATGGCTTTGCTCCTCAATATGCTTGCTTTTCGGTGCGAACGGTCACACCGGCGATGTTGTGATTTCCGCCGCGAATTGCCTTTTGAACGTAGGCGTCCATGAAATCGGTCAGGGCTTGGCGGTCGTTCATCCTGATCCAATTGACGCAGGCCGCGTAATCATCGACCACGGCGATGGTGACGGTGCGCAGCCCCTTCACGGTGTCCTTTGCAACCTCGCCAACATGTCGCCACGCATCCTCAGCGCGCTCAAAGGCTTCTGCGGCAACGCGCTGCGCTTCCAGATCGGTTTCAGCCTGCATCGCGGCGCGGTGCGCATCTTCGGCGGCACGTTTGGCGGCATAGGCTTCTTCGCGCGCCTTGCGTTCGGCCTCTGCCTTTTCTGCGGCCAGCTTGCGCTTGAAACTGTCAACCGCCGCAATCAGACCTTTGATGATCCGGTCCAAATCGTCTTGCGTCGGCTTCCAGCGCGCGACCTCGCCCTTCCAGGCCTCGTGCAGAGGACGGGTGCTTTCGTCGCGGGCGGTGTCGATGGCTTTGCGGGCTTCCTTCACGCCCTTGATGATCGTGTCGTAGTGCTTCATCTGGCCTTCTGTTTCGACCGACCCGCCGTCAAGCAGGGTCTCGGCTTCGGTCAAATAGTCCAGATAAGGCTCTACAGTCGTGACAATGGGGTCGGGTGGATTGTTGTGTCCGACAGGTGCAATAACATTCATTTCGCTTGCGCCTCCTGTGCGCCATCGGTCCACTCGGAACCGTCTTTCATGCGATAAGTGATGGTTTCGGATGCCTCGTCCGCGTCGATTTGCTCCCCCGCCACGAGGGTCGGCAGGTAAAGGTGAGCAGGGCAGGATTTGCCGCCACGGCTTCTCGTGGGCGTTTCCCATGGCACCTTTTCCCACGGCGCGAATTCGCCAGTGCTGTTTTGGCTTTTTACTGGCATCGACTCGTTGAACCGTGTGCAATGCCCGTCACCGTGGCTGGTGGGGGTGAAGTGCAGGCATGTCCGGCAATGCCGCCGGGCAGGCACGCCATCGTGGCAGATGGCTTTGTGATTGCAGAAACGACAGGCGAATGCGTCCGACTTGTCACTTATCCGACCGGGGGCGTCATGCGCTTCAACGATGCGCGCCACGCGGGCCTCTTGGCGTGCGGCCTCTTCAACGTCCAGCCGGATGCGCTCTGTCAGGATTTCTTCTGTGTCTTTGTTGACGCCCACATAGATGCCCCGCGCGACGTGCAGCCCTGCCATGCCAGCGTGCAACTGGTGCCAGTGTTCCGGCTTTGCCTTAAGCAGACCGTGTTTCAGGATCGCCCGGAAATCGGATGCCTTGAGGCTTTTGATTTCCAGAACGTGATCGGCCTTTGGGGCCTCAATCACGCCCGTGCATCGACCATCGGCCTTGCCGCGCAGCCATCCATCGGCAAGGGTAAATGACCATTGCTTGCCAGTCATATCGTCGCGGTCCAGAACGTCCAGACCAGCGCGGCGCAGATCGGCCAAGACCCGATCCTCTTCGATGTTGCCGCGCTCGAAGATGCGCAGCTTGCGGCCCGTCAGGGCTTCGGGCGGGCTGACCCACCGCAGGCCGTAAAACAGTGATCGGTCGCAGGCGTTGCCCAAGGCGGACGCGGCGATGCCGTAGCCGTCATAGTGCGGACGGCCCATCGCTTCGCGTTCGCGCGCGGCCCAGATTGCATCCACGGTTGGCATTGGTGGCGGTGGAAGCTCGGTCATGCCGCCGCCCCTTTGAATTGGGCCAGCATGGCTTCCAGATGGTCGCGCCCCAGCCAAGATACGTGCATCCCGCAATCTGCACAGACGATTTGGGCATGGTGAGGATTGCCGCCGATGAACAGGACGGTGCCGGAATTTCTGCTTTCATGGATGCAATGCCGACAGGATTGGAACGGGCCGGACTTTTCAGATAGTCGCACCGAAGTTCCGTGCAGACAGTCAAAGTTGTTTTGTGCCATGGATAAACCTCCTTGGCTGCTTTCGGGTTGTCAGGGAAAGGGAAGCCGCCTTGGGTTTGGCGACTGTGGGCGGCTTCCCGGCTAGATCAGGCCGACCGCTTCCACGGCGCGCCGCCAGAGGCCTGTTGGCCCCCGGTGTTGGCTTGGCTGTGGTTTTGCTGTTGCGATGCGTTGCCGCCGCCGTTCAGGGGCGAATAACCCTTCACCTCATTGCGGGTTGCGTCGTTCTTCTGGAAGCCCAGCTTGACCCGCATTGGGATGCCGTGAAGCTCTTCGGTTTCGACAATCCGCAGCCGCCCGCAGGCGTGCATCACGGAATTCAATTCACGCTGCGCAATGTCAACTGCCTGCGCATTGCCGTTCCACAAGTTCAGGTTGGTCCAGAAACGGCGGCCCTTGTGTTCGCCGTCCATCACTTCAAATTCGCAGGCAATGAAGCTGTTGTCTGGGTTCGATTTCGCCTGCGTCCGATCAGACTTGACCAAGGCGGCGGTGTATTCCCCAGCGGGAAGCGCATCGCGCTCGCCCATGGTTTGACCGCCCGTCGCGTCATAGTTTCCAAGATTTGCCATGATGGTTCCTTTCAGGCCGCGTTCTGGACGGCGGCGATGTTGCGGTGTCCGGGCAGATATGGTGCCAGCGCGACATACCCCTGCCCTTTGTTGATCAGGATTTGCGTGGGCAGATCGAAGCGGTTCCCGGCCTGAAAAGACGGGCGCGGCGCAAAATTGACGGCCATTTGCCCGCTGCCGCGCGCCTTGCGTTCTTCCTTGAAACCGTTAGTTTCTTTGGCGATGGCAATGACGGGGGCCATGTAGCCCAGCACGTCAACCTTTTCGCGCACCAGATCGTTTGCCCGCTTGTGCAGGCGCATGGTGTAACGGTTGTAACTGTCCGTGGACGGATCATCGACCTTCTCAACGGCCTCGTGGCCAATCAAAACGATGGTCATGCCTTTGTTGTCGCGCAGCCATGCCATCGCGGCCATGAATTCGGCCCATTCCTTGTCGGCCTCGACATAACCTTTGCCAAAATTGGACTTACCGTCGCCGCCGCGCTCCATGGATTTGAAGCCGCAGCGCTTGCAGGTAGCATCCCAGATCAGCGGTTCCAGGTGGGTGATGCTGTCCACCACCAGCGTTTTGAATTCGTGGTCTTCGCTGGCCAGCGCGTCCAGCGCCTCGTTAACTTCGGCCAATGATTTCAACGCGCCGTCCGAAAAGGTGGTGATATCGAGACTGCCGCTGCCATCCTCGGTTTGGATGAAAACCGCACCGGGGAATTCTGCGGCCAATGTGGTTTTGCCGATCTTCTCGCGGCCATAGATGGCCATGATCGGCGGCTTGTCGCCAGTTTTCCGGCGAAGGTTGGTAAGTGACAACGCCATAGCGTTCTCCTTTTTGTGCCCGCCGGTGTTGCCAAACCCCGACACGGCTGTTGCCCGATCTCAGTCGGGAATTCTGGTAAGTGTGACGCGAACCGCGCCGCCTTCGATCTTCGGGCCGCGTGCGTAGGCAGGCTCAAAGGTGTTGTCGTCAACGCCCATGGCATCGGCCAAGCCGTCTTGGCCATACTTGAACCGACCAATCAGGCCGTCGCGATCATACCGGTGAGCGGCGGGCGGGCAGAAAGTGATGGCGTCCAGTCGCAGGGCGACCGTTGGATTGACGCCCTGCTTCCATGCGGCTTCCGCGCAAGCCTTGCGGTATTCGCGGATCAAGACCCACTTGCGGCGCTGCGACCCGCGCCCGTTTTGCGAAAGGTGTGCAGATGGCCAAGGCAGGGTGATTTCAAAGGTGAGAGAAAAGGCCCCGACGACGGGAGGAATGCCGCCGGGGAGTTGAGGGAGGTAGTGGATATCGGACGAAACGGTTGCAGCAGGACTGCCACCTGCCCCGTCAGACACACCGTGGACGGACGGTGCCACCGAAACGCCGATAGCGGCGAATGGGATGCAGGGCGCAGTCATGCTGCCCTCAGGAAATTGATGGCCTCGGGGATCTTGTCGATGGCGTGCATCACGAAGTGGGCCATCGGCGCGTTGGAGCCGTTCCACCAATGGCGGGCCGTGGTGGTGTCTTGCATGTCGAAAAACAGGGCGACTTGCACCGGGCTTGCGAAGTGCGCGCGCAAGAATGCGCTCCAACGATCCGGGAAGCTGCGGCGACAGCCATGCATGTCGAAAGGTCTGGCAAACTTGCCGTCAAACTTCTCGCAGGACTTGCCGCCCGATGCTGGTGCATGGTTGGCAAACGGAACCGATGAAGGGACAGATGATGCAGCGACAGACCGGGCCACCATGATCAAGACGCCTTCGCTTGCGGGGTGTCGGTGTCAGACGACCACGATGAAACCGGGACAGCCCCACCGGTGATGCGCTCAATTTCGATGGCAGTTTGAAGGGCTGGGAAGATAGCGCCACTGCACATTTTGGAGAGCGCAGACTGCGAAATCCCGATGCTGTTGGCAAACGCCACCTGCGAAATCCTGTTCGACTTGAGATATGATGTGAGATGCTTCATGCCCAGCAACATGCCTGATAGGAATATTACTGTCAAGAATGAATATTCCACCCAGTCAGTGGAGGCGCGTGGCTGGATCGGGCACTATCGCGGCATGAAGAACATGGCGACCATCCGAGAGGCCAAGGGCCTGACGCAAGAACAGCTTGCCGATATGACCGGACTTGGTCAGGGGTATCTGTCCAAGATTGAGGCTGGCACGGCCAACCCGACCCTGGAGAAGATACTTGTTATCGCAAAAGCCCTTCGGGTTGACCCCGCGCAACTCTTCGCGCTTCCCGATCTGCAAAGCCGAGTGTTGGCGGCTATTTCGGCAATTGATGATCCCGTTCAGGTAGAGGCAGCGCTTGTTGTTCTTGAAGCGATGGCGGAGGGTCGTCGCTGAACGAATTCAACATGACCAATAACGCAAATAGCTGCTTTTTGCTCAATAACTTAACGGTATCGCCAAGCTGTTTCCCCATGACACTCCCCCAGAATGCAGCTTAACCATACGTAAACAATATGTGAACACGCAACCCGCTAGGGGTAGTCTTTTGGACATGCCGCTCGACTAGAGCGGGAAAGTCACGCAAGATATAGAACAGAATCGGACGGCAGGCATCACTGCCATATTTGAGGATTTCCCGATGAAGGCCAAAATTTTTGCGATTTCTCTGATTATGTGTGGGTGCACCGCGACGGACTACCCTGATCTTTTCTTAGTGACAACGCAGCCGACAGAGTGGTCCGAATATGCTAGATCATCACTTTCAAAGAAGGGCATTCTGGAAATCTGCTCGGCATACAACAGGGGCGGATCAATGACCGGCGGCAACCTGCATCCCTATTCCGTTGCCGATTTCAAGATCATCGAGGTGGAGCTTAAGCGGCGCGGTCTGACAGGCCGCGACATTGAGTTGCTCAGGTCGCGCCGCCAGACATACGGAACCGGCCAGACCTATACCGGTCTCATTTGTTCGCTCGTTTATGAGCCGCAGATAAATCAAGCTTATTACCCCGGCATTGGCAATCAGTGGCAGGCAGTCCTTTATGGGGGCGACTATGTCTATCTTGAAGGCGACGGGACACCGCGCGGGATGCACGTCACAAGCTGGAATTAACTCACCAACCCATAATCAAACATGTTAGCCTCCGCCGAAAATCAAGACCTGATACCAGACCATTGTAGGTGTTCTAAAGTGCTGTCGTTGCCGTCAGACTGGACGTGTGTCCGAATAATGCCATCACCCTTGACCAAACTATACCCCAAGGCCACTGCCGACCTGCGCAGCGTCTCTTCTGTCAAAAGCGGGTGGGCCTCAATTTCCGCGCCCGTGCTTAGATGCAGCCCTATGGTTGCCGTTACCAGGCTGTTTGCCGAGAGGCGAACATCAATGGATGTCACCCCCCGAACCTCCGAGCCATCCGCCGTGTAGACCCGCGTCCCGCTGGCCAACCCGCCTGGCGGCACCACGATCTTCACCAATCCATCACCCATCCGAACCTCCGTCGGCGCACCATGCGCTGGTGACACCTTAGCACGTGATTCTGGCAATCGTCAAAAAAATATTCCTGACAGGCATTGACAGCAACATTCCTGTCAGTCATATTCCGCCCATACCGCAGCGACATATGAGCCTGCACATTGGGAGAACCGCCATGAACGACAGCAAGATGAAGGAACGCCTCGAAGCCTTGTATGCCAGCAATAGCTGGCTGCCCGAGGTGGCTGATTTGGTGATCCGGGCGGCATTTGAGACAGCGGCCCGCGAAGTGGCGCGGGTGGCAAAATGAACGCCGTAACCCAATTTCCCGCCCGTGTTCCTGCCGCGCCCGTCTGGAAGCGGGTCATGCGCAATGAAAACATTGGCAGGCAAGCCAAGGAGAACCCGCGCCCGAAAGTGCAGCGGTACGCATCGTCGCCGCGCTCACCCAAGCTGCTTTTGCCGCTGGCCATGGCGATGGGTCGCATGTGTTCCACCTACAGCGATGGCGGCACCCGGCTTGCCTTCTGCATCGCAGAGCAAGGCGACTTCAAGGTCATCGCCACAACGCACCGCTGGCGCGAAGTCTGCATCCCTTCGGCCTATTGCGACATGATCCCGTTCGGAATGCAGGAAGTGGACCTGATCGTCGAGCATGGGATGCTGGTTCTGGAAACTACCAACCTGAAGCAGGTGTTGAAATGACCCTTTCCGATTACACCGCCGAAAAACTGCAAACCCGCAAATGGGTTGTGGCCAAGCGCACCGCCCGTCTTTCAGCCCGCTACGACGTGTTCTTGACCGATGCGGCCTACGCCAAAATCCAAGCCGATTATCTGGCCGACGGTGGCGACCCCATGCTGGTCAATCCATCCGTCGCAGAAGCCTGCGGATACGTCCTCACGTTCGTCAAAGCCGCGTGATCGCCATGACCAAGCCAACAGAATACTACGACGTTAAGCGCCTGTTTTGCGAGCCTACCGTCAAGGGCTGGGGCAACCTGACCGACGATATGGAAACCCGCGATGGCGCATGGCAGGCCTTTGTTGACGGCTTCCGTGGCGAAGCTGCTCCGACCATCGAAAACGCGCATGTGGTCTTGATCAACATGGCCGATGGCACTTTCCGCGACCTGACCGAGGATTGGTGCAAATACCACGCCGATGAATTTGGCCCCGACGAGGACCAGCTCGCCCGAGACGCCCGAGACAACGCAGCCGACCAGCGGCGCTATGACCGCCGCGACGCCGCCTGACCATTTCTGCCTGCGCGCGACGGGTCTCCCTGCGTTGCGCGCCACCTCCCCCGGCCTGCAATCCATGGGCCGGGGGCTTTTCAAATCAACCGGAGCAAGACCGATGACCGCCGCCGAAGATAAATTCATCACCGCCGTCAAAGCATTGAACGAAGCCGCATATGCGGCCTTGCGGGCTGCATCCGACACCACCGCCCTGCCCACGGTTAACCGCCACCTGTTGCGCGGTGTTGCCCGCCTTTCTGATGATCTGGTGGACGCGGGGCTTTCAACAGCGAAAGGAAAGTTGCCATGAGCGCCCAGATGCACGACTTCCCCGCCGATGTTGCCACGCTTGCAGCTTGCCGCGAGGTTCTGCGGTGCGAAGGGTCAACGCCTGACCAGATCGCCGTCGCGTGTGACTATCTGGACGGGCATTCTGCCGATTACACCGACATCATAACCGTGCGTGCTGTCCGCCGCGCCATGGCCGCAGATGACGCTCACCGTGTCGCCTGCGACGACCGCGAGGTCTTGGCCCTGCGCTGGATGCACCGCCTTCTCATCGCCGGGTGGCTGGTTACCGCAGCCGCCGTTGCGTGGCGTCTCAGCATGGGGGCGGTGTGATGACGTTTTTCCCCAGACGGAAACCCACGCAAGCGCCCCTCACTGGCCCGGAATGCGAAATGATTGCCGATGCTATCCGCGTGGGGTCTTCGCCAGACGGCTTGGGCGGGGCAATCGGCGTGGCCCTCGTTCGCAGATACGGCGTGACAACAGCTTACCGCGTGGCTGACGCCGTGGCAGTCGGCATTCAAGCCGCAATGAAAGATGCAGGCAAAGCCTGACCCTTCGGTGTCCAGCCCCGCGTGGGCTGGCATCCCAATGGCCAAGGAGAAATGAAAATGAGTGAACAAACTGAAAAATGGTTCGAGGACGAAAACGGCAATCGCTGCTCTGTCGCCTATTGTGGATCGGAGGATTCTGCAAAAAAAGCGCTAGCATCGCTAGTTGATTGCAGAAATTGCGTCAACTGTTCGGGCTGTTCGGGCTGTTCGCGTTGTTCGCGCTGCTCGGACTGTTCGCGCTGCTCGGACTGCTCGGGCTGCTCGCGCTGCTCGGGCTGCTCGCGCTGCTCGGACTGTTCGCGCTGCTCGGACTGCTCGGGCTGCTCGCGCTGCTCGGGCTGCTCGGACTGCTCGGGCTGCTCGCGCTGCTCGGACTGCTCGGACTGCTCGCGCTGCTCGGGCTGCTCGCGCTGCTCGCGCTGCTCGGGCTGCTCGCGCTGCTCGGGCAAATCTGGCAAGGTTGGCGACTATATGCCGCCACCCGTGCCGGTGATCGAAAGCATTCATCAGCGGATTTTCGATGCGGCTAGCCAGACAGGCGCATTAAACATGGCTGGTGTGCATACATGCTCGACAACTCATTGCCGTGCTGGATGGGCGGTCCATCTGGCTGGTGAGGCAGGATACGCGCTTGAGCAACGTCACGGCTGGTGTTTGGCCGCGCAACTGATCTATCGCGCCAGCGGATACCAGATCAGCCCCGTTCGCTTTTATGAAAGCAACGAGGTGGCCATGGCTGATATGCAACACTTGGCCGAGGCGAAGTCCAATGGCTGAAACCGCAATCGAATGGACCGACACCCGCCTGCTCGACGGCGTGATCCATGACGGATTTCCGGGGGTGGCGGTGCTGGAAAACTTCGCCCGCGAAGTCTGTGACTGTGCGCCAGACCTGTTTGGCGTGGATCACGATCTCACATCGGCTGAGGTGATCGAGGCGTTTCAAGCGGATGCGTTTGGCTTGATCGGCGGTGCAGCATGACCAACAAAGATTTGATAGTGTGGCCGATTGGAAAATTCAAAAATCTTCCGGCTGACATGCGGGTGGCGTTTGAAAAAATACCAGGTGCGATGCCAACCGTTAAGTTTGAAAATGGCAAGTTTTTCAAGGTAATTTGGGTCAGCTTAAATCCGGTCCACTGGCCAGAAGAGGTAAAAATCCACCTAGCCGAGGATGACGCTCTGGTATTGACCTCGGACTATGGCGTTGAGGGCAGACTGCTTGGCGCGCTTTTCGCAGAAAAGAAAGGCGGTGCAGCGTGATAGGCGATCACTTCAATGACCTCACCCCATCACAAGCAGAGCGCCTAGCCATGATTGCGGAGGAATGTGCTGAGGTTATTCAGGTTGTCGGGAAGACACTCCGACACAGACACGACAGCTACCATCCTGCCGATCCTCAGGCTGTGCCGAACCACAGACTCCTTGAAAGCGAATTGCTCGACCTGTTCGCTGTGCATCTGGCAATGATCCGCGCTGGTGACATTCGATCACCGGGGGATCTAGAAAAATCAGCAGCAGATCGCTGGAAAAAGAAATTGCGTTATGCGCACCATCAGGAGAAATCCCAATGACCGCCGTTGACCTATCCCGCCTTGTCGCGCCGCTGGTGTGGGAACAGTGTAAATCGACACTGCCGCGTGAAGTATGGGAAGCCAAATCGATCTTTGGCCGCTACGTCGCTTGGCCGAATGGTATGTGGAATCGTCACGGGTATTATTCTGTGGATGGTGATGTGGGTAATTTGCAGGATGCCCAAGATGGCGCGAACGCCGATATTGTTCGGCTTGTTACCTCAATCATAGACCCCGACGCGCTTGCCGCGCTGCTGGCCGAGGCGGAACAGCGGGGGCGAGAGGCAGAGCGTGACGTTATTGCAGCCATCCGCGCCCGTGGCCAACAGGAGGGCGAGGAATGACCCCGCAACGCACGTTATCCGGCCTGTCTTACATCGAGCAAGTCCGCATTTTGCACCCAAGGGTCGCCATGGGGTTCAACCTTAACGGCCTTTGGGCGAAACTGCCGGGGCCAATGTCGGTCGATGGCGAGGCGAAGACGTTCAGCTTTTCCGAACTGCACTACAGCGAGGTCAACCCGATCTTGGAGTGGCTCAAAGACAAAAGGTATGATGAATGACCGCAGCCCGCAGCACCCAAGCCGCGATCACCCGCGCGCTGACGGCTGCGGTGGCGGCTGGCCTGATCGTCGCGCGGTTCTCGGTGGCGCGGGACGGAACTGTCACCGTGGAAACCGAAAGCCCTAAACCCATAGACACCGCGCGCCGCGATGTGCGACCAATGCCGAAAGAGTGGTCAAGAGGATGATTCCGGTGCGGGTTGATTTTCCGGGGCTGCTGATCGAACGGCACCGCAACGGCACCCCGCGCTGCCGCGTCCGCGTGGAAGGCGATAAATCCCGACGCATCCACATTCCAGTGATGCCAGATCACCCAGATTTTGCACATCACTACCATGCCGCACGGGCGGGCGAAACTTGGGAACCGGCCACGCCACAGGCGGTTGAAATGTCCATCGACTGGCTGGTTGGCTCATATCTGGATTTTCTGGCCAAGATGGTTGGCGCGGGCCAAATGTCACCTGCCACTTTGAAACAGCGCAGATCGGTGCTGACAAGACTGTGCGAATACACCAGCAAAGACGGTGACCGGTATGGGGATTACCATATCGCCGCCCCTGCCTCGGCCTTCGTGGCGATCCGCGATAGCTGGGCGCATGTGCCGGGCGCGGCAGACAACCTGATCAAATCCATCCGCGCGGTCTATGAGTGGGCTATAGAGCGGGGCATGATCCATCACAATCCGGCCGCAGGAATCGGCACCATCAACCGCAACCCAAAGGGCGGGGCTGTCGCATGGAAGCCCGCCGATCTGCGCCAGTTCCGCGAGGTGCATCCACCCGGCACGACCGCCCATTTGTGGCTGACCCTACAGGCCTTCACGGCTTGCCGCATTGGTGATGCCCTTTGGCTGGGGCGCGAGAACGAGGTGATGATCAACGGGCAGACCTGGTTGAAATGGCAACCACGCAAGAAAGGATCTTCGCCCGTCGCAATCCCGATGCTACCGCCGCTTTTCAAAGCCACCCGCGCATCTGTGGTCGTAGGGCCAACCTATCTGCTGTCCGAGACAGGACGCCCCTTTACATCGGTCGAGGCGCTGCGCGTCCGCGTCCAGCGCTGGTGCGCCGCCGCAGGGTTGGTTGACCGTTCGTCGCACGGCATTCGCAAGGCCATGGCCGAGTTGATGGCAGAATCGGGCTGCTCACAACACCAGATCATGGCAGTGCTGGCACATACCCAAGCAAAGACCTCGGAAGTCTACACCAAGGGTGTTGAACGTCAGGTTTTGGCCGCCGATGGCATGAAGGCTTTGGCTGGTCTGGACTGGTAGTGTCCCGCAGTCTTTCCGTGCGGGACACTTGGAGCAACAAAACAAGGACGATAAGCCACGAATGATGGTCCAAGATCGCCCACCAATTCAACAAAAAATCCAACGTTTTCAACGCATCTGCGGGACACTTTCCCGCGTTGCCGCGCAATACAGATCAATGGCTTATCGGCACGGTGTCCCGCAGATTCGCGTTCACAGAAACACAAAAAGCCCCCCGCATTGCTGCGAGGGGCGTTCTTGATTGTAGCCAAACCGCCCTCGCTATCATCAACGTGGCTTGGCGTTAGCGAAGCGCTGCCTACATCGGCTTGGCGCGAGCCTTGGTCGCGGCGGCGTGACGGCCCGCGCACTCGCCATACAGGTCGATCACCCGCCCGGCCCACACCTCGACTGCTTGGTCGGTTATCGGTGGGGCAGGAAGCCCCGGCAAGGTCGCGCAAAGCTGGTCAAGGCTGGCCTGCGGCGGCACGGTTGGCGGCCTTAATCCTCTGGTCGAGCCGCAAGCCGCGAGAAGGAGAGAGGCAAGTAGTATTAGATACAGGTTCCGCATAGGCTTGATCCTCCAGTTCGCGTGATATCATCCGGTTAGCCTCCACAAGGGCCAGCCGTTCGGTCTCAGCCGCCGCAAGGGCGATGCCCGCCTCTGTGGCTTCCTGCTGCGCTACGGCCCACGCTGCGACGTGCTTGGCCTCATTAAGCTGACCGCCCTTCACGAAGCCCACAGCGCCTGCGCCAATGACCAGCAATAGAGTGCCAGTGATCAGCCATGGGTTCATTCCTGCCACCCTGGAAACACGGGCAACGGCACTGTCTGCCCTGCCAACTCATGTGTGCTATCGCTCAGGAATTGAATCTGGCCGTCAGTCACAAACGAGTGGCAGACCAGCGGGCGCACAGCGATGATTTCACCGCCCAAGATGCGCAGTCGCTCGTCTTCGGTGATGCGAACCGTTCCCCGCACCAAGACCGATGGCGTGAATGTTGGCGCATCTGGGTTGCCGTTGTAACCCCAGTTCGATTGCGCTGATGAAACGCGCACTTGGTGGCCGGTTTTGCAGCCGGGGCACCAGAATAACACCGACCCGCCCTCAAGGCTGCGCAGGATAGGGGACAGGGCGCTCACGCTGCCACCCGCTGGACGCAGGTAAACGCGGCGTCCAGCCCCGGCGTCACGCGCTCCATGAGCATCACGACAGCCGCACCCGTTATGTTGCAGGACGTGGCGTCATGGGTCAGCGCCCAAGGCACCTGTCCGGTCTTGCCGTTGAAGGTCAGGGTTAGAACGACGAGCCATTCCATTACGGTGTCCCCCATATCACCAGCACCAAGAGACCGAACCAAATTGCGGCCTCTCCGATGGCGGTTGAAAGGCGATCAGGGCGCATCACGAGGCCACGATTCGGGCGCGCAGAATGTCGCCAATCTTCACAGGGTCGCGGATCATCTTGTCGCCCGGCAGGCAGCAAATGTCCCACTTGCCACGCTGTTTGATCTTCAATGTCGGCTGCACCTCAGCATGGGTCAGCACGGTTCGGCGCGAAATCTCGATGCCGTATTTATCGCACAACGATTTCACCAGTTTGCACAGCGCCGCAACCTGCGTCTCGGTGATCGGCGCGCTGCCCCACGAAAACGGCACATCATGCGCCCCAGCCATCGCCGCGATGGAAACACCAATCGACCCGGTATTGAGCGACAGAGTATGCGCGCCATAGATCCCGTCATTGGTCGAGATATTGTCTTCAGGTCGCAGTTTGCCTGAGACAACCTTGCCGTCGCCTTCGACGATGAAATGGTAATGCTCTCGATCAAGGTCCGTGGCCTTATGCGGCCCGCCCGTCCAGTGCATGATGATGCGCTTTAGTTCGCTCATGAAGTCACCTCAAAAACATTGCTTTCGACAACCAGTCGCTTTGTAACGCCGCCCTTTGGGTGGATTTCCCAAATCGTTGTCGCTTGATATGCACCGGGGGCCAGCGTTTTGCATTGCCCATCGGTCCACCAATCCAATGTCAGATTTTCAGGCAATGCCGCATCGACCCGGTAATCCCCGCCGCCGTGTGCCGCACAGGCAACAATCCAACCCGCAGTCTCCTGCCTCCGAATGATGACGCTCCACCCAGCTAGAAATGGTCGCACGATACTGCGGTTGACCACCATCGGTGGGCTGACATTGGCAGTGGTGTGGGCAACCTCAACCGAGTTGACGCGAAGCCAGTATTCCGGCCCGCGCATACTGTTGATCGCTAGTGGCGAGAACAGATAGGCCACAGCAACGAACACCATCAAGGACGGGCCAGATATCGCCCGTGCAAATGCCTCACGCGTCTTTGTCATCTGGTTTACCTCCGAAGCGGCCCTTCACGACCCCTGCCCACAATTGCTTGTTCCCGAGAAGCGCCGCCCCAGTGTCCAGCACAATGTATCCAAGTGACGTCATGGCGATAACGGCCAAGACCTCGCTCTGCCCAGTAAGGTCAGCAATAGCCGGGGCACTCGCATAACCAAGCCCTCCGCTGATGCCCGCATAAACTGCACGGGGGAGAGAGGTCAGGTGCGGCAGGCGCTGGTAAACAAACCCCATCGCCGCAACCAACCCAACGTAAAATTCAGGTGGCTTCTCGATCATTGCGAGCCTCTCATTTCAACAACAGGGTTCGGGCCATCTTGAACACGCCGTAGCGCTTCTTTGGCGTGTGATGCGGCACCGCAGACCATTGCCAATAATAGCTGTCGGTCCAGCCCCGCCCTTTGACGAACAGCGTCATGTGGCGGCTGTTGGGCCTGTCATCGAAATTCACAAACCAGAACTCGATCTCGCGCGACCAGATCATGTGCCAGAACCGGCCCCAGGAGCGGCCTGCGCAGATCCATGCGACCGTATAGGCCCAATCCTCGCAGTCGCCTGTCAGCGGCCCCTCTGGCGCATCGAGCAGGGTCCAGCGGTCCTTCGGTTCGGGCGTATAGACATAGCGGGCGCGCAGGGCGGCAATTTCAGCGTCCATCATTCTGTTATCCTCGCGGCCGATGCGAACAGATCGTCCATTTCAACGGCAGTCAGGCCCAGAAGATAGCCAAAGAACTGAATGTTCTCAGAGTTTCGGAACCAATTACCGGCGTCATCAATGATGACCTTCTCTGCCCAAGTTGCATTGGCGCGATACTCCAAGACCTTAGCCCACCGATCCTCACCAAGCGCCAGAACCCCCTGCATCCGACTGCAAAACATCGTCGCCCTCTGGGCTTCAAGGTAGGGCAGAAGATCATCATCCTTCACAATCCACCCGTTGCCGTCCCATCGCGCCATACTGTGGGGCGGTGCCGGGCGCTCTGTAGCCTCGACCAACGGGGAGCAATCGGAGAAGGCCCCCAGGTATGCACCATCTGCGCCTGAATAATGCCTGATCATGCCCGCAACTCCGCCCAAGAGGACAAGGACGAGAGGTTTTGTGTCCGATAATACCAATTCACCGGCACAGTGAAGGTGGCGATGTTGTTCGATGCATCAGACCTCCATGCAATATCAATCCATGTTGATCCATTGGCTGAGGCCTGCGCCATCACCTGAGTGCCAGACCCTCCAGACCCTGAGATAGCGACCTCAATGGGCTGTGCGGTTAAGTTTTGGTAGCTGGTGCCATTAACACGACTGCCCAATACGTTTTGCCAAGTTTGGCTTTCCCCAAAGCCACCGACAGGGGTCGCCCATTCTGGCGCGGTAAGCCCTGCGTTTTGCGTCAGGACTTGATATGCGGCCCCTTTGGCCAGTCGCACCCAGCCCGTCGCATTGCGATAAAGTAAATCACCCTCTGCCACACCCGCATCCGGGACAGTCAAGCATTGCTGCCACGCCTGCCAAGTGGTCGCCAACCGCCGAACATACATCAGATTTGAGTTGGCAGGCTGAAGGACCATGAAGCCCGATGTGGCCGTGGCGCGAAACATCGAGACTGTTCCGAGGTTGGCCGCCGTCACCCCCGCGGGGTATGTGCCAGTGGTCGTTGCATCATATCGCGCGTCGCCGTCTGGGATGGTTGTAGCATCCAGTGCGGCCAAGAGCGGCACAGACCCAATCGCCCCGAGACCGAACGCGCCAACCGCCATCATGCGACCCGCCGTTGTGTCCACTGCGGACGACTGCACGGCGGTGCCTGTGATTGGCAGGTCGATTTGCATCGCTGTGGTGGAGAGCAGGACACGCCGCACAGCGTTGGTGGCCATGCCGATTTGATCAGCCCCGACCCAATAAAAGCCGGTATTGGGATCGCCCGTGAAGGCTATGGACGGGGTGGCGACCGCACCCACGTTGAACGTTCCGCTTGCCGTCATGAGCGAAAGCGCGTTGAACTCTGGAACCGACGCAATCAGCCACGCGACGAAAGCGTCTGCAGCCGCAGGAAAACCGCTCGGATCGTTTCGATTTGGCGCGGCTGGCGGTGTTGAAACTGGCATTAGACAAGCCCCTCTATTTCCATCGAAGCAAAACTGACCGGGACGCTGGCCAGCGTGATTGTGAAGTCCTTGAAGTATCCGTAAACGGTTGTTCCGTATTGATCGGTGCCGTCTCCCGCGTGGTAAATCGCCGGGGTTGCCCGCATCGATGCGAGCAGCGACTTGACCCGATTGGCATCACTTGATGGGAGCGAAAACCGGAAATCGACCCGGTCTGCATAAGCCCGCTCGACAATAACAGGGTTGCCAAATGTGTCCCGATCCTTGCGGGAGTAATCGACAATTCCAGTGCCGGTGTTGGCCAGTGCTGTGCCCAGCTTCTTATCCTTGCCAAGGACGATCTGCCCGACCTTGTTCGTGCCAGAACCTGATATCTCGATGCGCATGATACTGCCTGAGAAACCTGGAATCCCCGGAATTGAGACCTGACTTGAAAACGCGCCATCCTCGTAGAAATAGGTCCACCAGTCGATCACCGCAGTCTGATCAATGGTCGGGCGCAATAGATCAAAGACAATTCCGAATGCAGGATCGATGATCGTGATGCGCACCGCTTCTGCTTGCAGCCCGAAAAAAGCAACAGACGTGATCGGCTCAGACAGGAGCAGGTCGTAAACGATAGACCATGCGTGAGAGACTTGCTCTGCCAACCGTTTGTCGAACGCCTTCCAGCGGTTTGTCGCGCTGACGCGCAGCCAATAGGTGCCAACCCCCGTTGTGGGGCTTACATCCACCAATGGGCTTTGGTTTGTGTGACCCAAGACGCACTCATAGACCGAGTGCGAGGCTGTCGATATCACCCGATCACCGATGATATAGGCGGTTGCAGATGACCATTCAGCGTAGTCATTCTCCGGCACAGAGGACGGCAGGCCGACATAGGCACCGGCTGTCGTGATGGCTTGGTATGGGCCGGGCAAAGCTCCAACCACCGCCTGCCAGCCGGATGTCTTGAAGGTCCGACCCGTATAGTAGGCGTATTTGACAATGCCGATGGTGGTAACACCGGAAGCTGCCGCCTGTCTGGTGGCCGACACACGATATCGACCGTCTGACAGCGCCGTTATTGTATGCGAGGCAGCGGCGACAGTTACCCCCGCGACCACCAACACCATATCAGAGAGTGAGGAGGTGGCGTGGACGACCGGTGGGCCAAGACCGTCCGTCATTTCGAAAATGACGGACAGGGTATAGGTCAACCCTGCAGTGAAGGCGAAGGTCTTATAGGCATGGGCGGTCACCACACCGTCATATCCAAAGGCCAAAGCGCCGGCAAATCCAGTCATGGATGTCGCTGAAATCAAGCCGCCGCGCGACGGGGCGTCCGTGACCCCGTTGGGAAACTCCGTTTGGGTCAGCAAATTCCAACGAGGCTCGTCAACCAACATACCATCGGCAACATCTTTCGGGATGATCATCCGCATGGCTTAGGCGGTCCTTTCTGCGGGTAGTCCGATGGTGTCCCAGTCGCGGTGCAACGCTAACAACCGCTTGACAGTGGTTGCCACCTCAAACAGCATGGCTTCGGACGTGCTCTGTGGTGCCGCAATGGGGGGTGCTGCGCTCGCAGTTTGTGGCGCGCTGTAACTGACAGACGACAGGGTCGCGCCCTGCCCGCCGACACCAGAGCCGACCGCGACCGCCTTGTTAAAGTCGAAAAGCGTCTTGAAGTTTTCCGGCTTGAGGGTGGATTGCATATCCTCCAGCCGCCAAATCATGATCTGCATGGCGCGGTTGGCCGGGTCCAGTTTTGCCAGTTCGCGCTCGCGCAGCTCGGCGGTGCGGCCCTGCAATTGCAGCAGCTTTTCCTCCAGCCCGATCCGTTCATTCATGGACGCGGTTTGCAGATCAAGGATGCTGACCAAGGCAGGGGCAAGCTGCATCAGCTTCGCCACCGCATCCCGATTGCCAAGCGCCTCAAAGCTTTCAATCAGCGTGCGGAACTGGGCAAGGCTGGCAGGCATGGCCGACACACCAAGGCCAGCCAGAGCGGCTTGAAAGTTGGCCGCAAGCTTTTGGGCGCGTTCTTGCTCCGAATAGAAGTTCTCAAAATAGAACCCTGTTGTGCTCAGGAATTGCTCCAGACCGCCGAACTTCTTGACGAACTCCTCTGCTGCCAAGCCGCCCGCGATGCTGGTCTGAAAAAGCTGCCAGCCGAACAACTTAAGCGCCGCATTTGAACCAGTCAGCGCATTGGCCAATCCTTGCAAGACCTCTGTTGCGCCCCGGCCAGCCAAGACCACGCCCGACCCGGCCAGCACCAGCTTCGCCATTGCGTCGGACATGCCGAGGAATGCATCGGCGACTGCCTTCTGCGCTTGCTCGTCGGTCAAGCCCTTCAAGCTGACTTTCAGAGAATGGGTGAACCCGTCCAGAACGGATGCGCCAACACCAAGCGAGGTTGCAGCGTTGCCGACAGCCAAATGAATGCTGTCGTAAATGGCATTTACTTGGCTGGTAAGCTCCGGGTCTGCATCGGCCTCTGTGGTCTTGATCTTCTTCGACAAGCCCCAGAATCGTGTGGTCTTGGTCGTTGTGAAGTTCTTCACCGCAACATCAACGCCAGCGATGGCAACCGACAGACCTTGATCCAGCACAGTGACCTTCTTCTTGAAGAACGAGAAGATCCCCGCGATGATGGCAATGGGGGCCAAGATCGCCCCGAGGCCAGCCGCAATACCCCCGCCCGCTGCAGCGATGTTGCTTCCGATGCTGAAGACGTTGGCCAGCCCCCCGGTGAGTGATGCCCCGAGGCCTCCAAGCAGCCCAGTGCCCGCGACCCCTGCAGTGCCCCACGATCCGAGGAAATTACTGAGGACGCCACCAATCAAGCCGCCTGAGCCACCGCCTGATGCTGCCCCCGTCACAGCGGATGCTGCTGACCCTGCAATCCCACCCGACCCGCCGATGGCGATCATGATCTTGTTTTTCAGGGCATAGGATATCATCTGAGCGATGGTCTGCTTGAAGATGTCGAGAAGCCCCTTCAATCCGCCCTTGAAGCCGTTGACCATCCAATCTACGGCCTTGCCGATGCCATCTGTGACAAAGCCGGACATTGTTTCGGCGTACTTCTTCGCAGCCTCTTGTGCAGCGGTAAGGGCAACGGTTGCCTCTTTCGCGGCCCCGGCAACTCCACCACCCGCCCCGCCAAGGTTCGCCGTGAGTTCGGCAGCTTGTGCGGACGCACGACGAGAAGACATTGCTGCAATCTCGGCAGCAGATGCGAATTTCAATACCGCCTTGGTCCCGGTGGTTACCGAAGGAACATCAACCCCGAGGCTTGGCACCTTTGCGCCGAACGAGAGGCTTGGCCCTGTGCTCGCCTTGGCCGCGCGCTGAATTCCTGCGGCCCGGTCCAGCGTGGCACTCAGCGCGATGGCCACATCAAGGGCCACCCCAAGACGTGCTGCGAGCGCGTTCGCCCCGGAAATGGCTGAGGACATGTTGATGTTGCCAACGGCCACAGCAATGCCGAGTGCGGCGTCTGCGGAAATGCCCGCCTCCACGCCCAGCCTGTGCGCCTCTGCCGACGCATTGCGGATTTCGGACGGCACTCGTGAAAGGACAATCCCTAACCTTTCAGCCTCGGCGACAAGGCCGATCATGATGTTGCGCTGTTCTTCAATCGCCTTCGCGGCTTCTCGTGCAGCAATGGCCGCAGGAATGCCACCACGGGTGCCAGCCATAGCTTTTGAAGTTGCTTCTGCCTGCTGCAATCGCAGCTGTGCCGCAAGAAGATCAGCGCGCGCCGCGTCAAGCGTTGCCTGCGCAAGTTCGCGCGCCTTCACCGCGCCTTCGGCAGACGCGAGATTAACGCCAGTCAGAGCGGCGTTTAGCGAGCGCGCAGCGGTGGCCTGAATATCAGCCGCTGTTGCGGCCTGCCCCGCCGATGTTGCCAAAGCATAAAGGCCCGCCGCCGCCATACCTATACCGATGGCCCAGCCGACCGGGTTTGACAGGATAAACGCCGCACCGAATAGCTTAGTGGCGACAGTGGCCACACCAAACTCCGCAATCAGGCTGCCAAGTGCTATGATGTTACCGCTAAATGCCGCCACTGCGGCCCACGCGGCGGGGATAAGTGTCGCAACATAGGCGGTCGCAGCCGCCCCAAGCCCAACCGCCAGAACATCCATGTGCTCCGATACGATTTTCGTAACACCTGCGACCGCTTCAAGGCCAAACACCACCAACGGCAGAGCGATCTTGCCAAGCCCAAGAGCGATATCGCTGGTTGCTGCCAAGGCGCGCGACAGGCGACCGTCCAAAGACTCATTGATCTTGTCGAACGCGGTTTGCGTTTCCCCGGCCTTGGTTTTCATTTGCCCGAGGATGTCGTTCATGTATCCGCCCGCTGCCCCCGAAAGGGATAGCGCGACAGTGGTGGCCTCAACCGACCCGAAGAGCGTTGCCATAGCCTCAGCAGAGCCGCCCGTCTTGGCGACAACATCCGCCATGAAGTCAGAGAACCCTTTGGCTTTCAGCCCGGATGCTGTGAAATCAATGCCAAGCTTCTGTGCAAGCTTCGTCGCCTCGGCCGATGGCCCAAGGACTGCAGTCATCGCGGCCCGCAGCCCGGTGATGGCGGAAGTCGTCGCCAAGCCGCCTTTTGTGAGGGCGGAGGTTGCAGCGGCAGTTTCGTCAAAGCTGACGCCAAGCTTTTGTGCAAGTGGCAATACCTGCCCCATGCCAGATGCCAATTCGCCCACGGTGGTTTTACCCGCCCGCATGGCAACGAACAGCGCGTCTGACGCATCGGCGGCAAGCAGACCTTCGGTCTTGTAGATGTTCGTGGCTGTGGTCAGGATATCAACCGCCGTAGTAACATCGGTGACGCCGCCAACGGCCAGCTTGTTCGCTGTGCCAAGCAACGCCGTCGCCTCACCGACTGATGCTGCCCCCGCACTCAGCGCCTGATAGTAGGCTTTCACCTGCGGCGTTGCCTCACCGCCGAAGGTCAGAGCAAGCTTTCGCGCGCCCGCCTCTAGCGCAGCAATCTCCTCGGGGGTTCCCTTGATCAGGGTGGATGTTTCGGCAATCGCGGCATTAAACTCGCGGGCCTGCGTCACCGACCCGCTGATTGCTGCCATCGACACAAAGCCTGCGGCCATGACTCCAAGCGCACGCGCGGCCTTGCTTGATGCCACCTGCATCAGGTCAGCCGCCGCAGCCGCCGCTCCGATCTTCGGCGCAGCCGTCGCAGCGCTATCCCCCGCCTGCTTTGCGCCGCCGCTGAATTTCTTCGCCCCAACCTCAGCCTTGCCCGCCGACACGACAAGTCCGTCCAGCGATGCAACTGCATGTTCGAGTTGGCGCGTGTCAGCGGCAAGGATGAGGGTGGCAAAATCAGTCATCTTGTTCGTGACCTTGTTCAATCGGTGATAGGTAAAGCGGGTCTTTTGCCGCCTCACGCGTGAAGGCGAATGCACGGCTCATTTGCACGAGCGTGCGGATTTCCCATGGGTCGGAAACGGCTAGGGTGGCCGTTGCGAAGGCTGAGGCCTCAACCCATGTCACAGGTGCATCGCCATCTGGCAGGTGCATCACTGGCCCCATATCCAGAAACGCTTGCAGCATGTGTTCACCCGGATCGAGGTCGGGCATAGCGCGAAGACCGGCCTGAAATCGGCTGGTCTTCACTTTGTCTGGCGTGGCATGGAGAAACCCTAATTGCCTTGCGGCAAGGATTAGGGTTTCGATGCGTTTCCCAAGTAATTTGCCCGCTTGGTCGCAAAGGCCAGCACCTGCTCGGCAAAGGACTTTTCACCCTCTTGACCATTGATCATGTTCAGGTCGAGGAACCATTCCGCGTCGTCTGCGGTCGCGGGCTTGTCCCCCCGGTCCACGTTCTCGAACCCGGTGATCAGCCGCTTGGCATTCTTCACCAAGTCAAGGTGGATGTCGCCCATGGTCTGATTTGTCGGCTGGTTTGTCCGCGCCTTGTTGGCGGACGAAAGGGCCGCTTGAACCTTGCGGCTCTCAGCGCCACGCACAAAAACCCGGCAAGGGTGGCCATCGTCCATCATTGGCTCACCCGTTACCGGGTGCATGATGTCCATTGCCGCGCCATCTTCGGCCAGCGAACGGCTGTCGAATTCGTTGAAATCCATGATTTATCCTTGGAGGTTCTGGTTCAAGGTGCCCGAGACAGTGAACCACTCTGCCTCGGGCTTTGGTCGCATCAAAAGTTAGACGCGCACCAAGGCAGTGTTGATGCGAGCCTCGCCCGTTAGGCCCTTGGCTGTGCTGGCAGTGCGCTCACGGCTGCGCACGTTGGCGACAATGCCAGTCGAATATTCGATCTTCCCATCAGGGTCGGTGACCCGGTAAGAAATGTCGGTGTTCGAATTGGAGTTGTTGACCAGAATTGTTTGGCCAGCATCAGTGCCAGACACGACAATCGCAAAAGCAACCGCGCCACCGTCAAGCGCGCCGTTGGCATGGATAACCCGGCCCGCGAGGGTGGTTTCGGCCACGTCTTCGGATGTGTCTCCAGCCTCGCCCCAGGACGTGATCTTGCCAACAGGCACCCACGTGAGAGCGGCATAGCCTGCCGAGTTGTAGGTTGCTGGAACGGCTGCGACGACGGCAATGGTCGCGCCAACATAGGTGATGATGTCAGGCATATTGATAACCTCTTGTTACTTCGCGGCCTTAGCGGGCGATGTTTCGGTGATGATTGGGGCCGCTTGCGCGACAGGCTCAACAGCGACTGGCGCTGCGATTTCTTCCGGGTCTTCCGGGTCCAAAGCGTAAGACAGGTCACCATTGGCAACCGAACTGGCGATGGTCGGGCCGTTGTCACGATTGGTGATGTCGCCGTTTTCCACTTCGATGGTGGCCCCGCGCTGGATGACGATCTTGGTCGGCAAGGTGATCGGGCGGTTGGTGTTGTTCGTGATCGTTGCCATGATCAATCCTCCTGATACAGCGATGCGACGAGGCCGGTCCCGGTCGTGATCGAGCAGTTGCCTTCGAGATAAGCCCCGACCGAATCCAAACGGATGCGCCGCGCGCTGCCCGCTGCAATCGATGGTATGGTGAAGCCTGCGACGAGCGAGATCGTGGCGGCGCGGGGCACGGGGTATGCCGCTGAGGCTGCGTCACCCACCAGCTTGGGGATGATCGCCCCTGCAGTCGGGTTGCGCAGCAACAGGACCTGGTTGGTGCCTTGGCTGTAGGAGAAGGTGTCGGTGCCGTTGAGCGTGGTTTCGACAAGCGTCGAGACCCCGTTCGCGGCAAGCGCGGTCTGGGTAATTGCAGGCATTGGGGATTACTCCGAGGTTTAGAGGCTATCCGTCCGCAGGGGGATGCGGATCGGCAGGCGGTAGTCTGTGCCGTCGCGGTAAGGCGGCAAGGTCTGCGGATGGTCCGGCACAAGCAGGCGACGACCGCTGGCCATTGTCACTCGCATGGCGGCAGGAAATAGATTGCCAAGCTGCACTTGCAAAGCGCGGCCTGCTGTTTCGAACTCGTCCAGCCCGGTCACAATCGTCGCAGATAGAAAGCCACGCCAGACCGGCAGACTCTTGGCCATGGTGTCATCCGTGACACCCGTAGGCACCAACGATAGCGCGAGGTATGGCCGCGCTGGAATGCTGTCCTTGTTGGCCCACACAATGCGCGGAAACTGCCCCGATGCGATGATGATTTCACCAACCGCCTGCATGATCTCGTTTTCGTCAATCATGGCTTGTGCTTCTCTGCATTGACGGCAACGATCTGCTCCCACTTGGCCGCCGCGCCACCGACGAAGTGATTACCGTCCTGTTCATAGGTTCGGCCCAAGGCGTCGGTTCCGACAAAACCAAGTTCCATCCGCATGGCATATTCTGCAGTCCATGCGAACCGCGCCACGTCGCCGGGTTCCATCTCGTTGATGGTCAACTCGATGTTCGAACTATCGTCCGGGCCAAACTCACCATTGAGGCCAGATGCCACGGTGTTGCGCAGATTGCCTGTGTCAACTGGCATCCGTCCGCCTTGCGCTTTAGGCAGCCCAGCATCCTCGATCACATCCGCCACACTGTCGCGCATGACAGAAAGCTGCGCTGCTTTGGTTCTATTGGCCCAATCTGCCACCGATGCTGCGAAGCTTTTCATTTGGCATGATCCGATAGTTGGCCGTGCAGCGGCATTGGATTGTTTCCGCCCCCGACGCACCGTGGGAGGTGTCGCCGGGATAGCTCAACATCGCCCCTGACGGGCTGACAAAGGTTCCACCGAATGTGATGGCCTGCTTGTTCAGGCTGGTGTGGGTGTCGCGTGTTCGCCCGTCGCCGGTTGCAGACCAAGTGAGCCTGATTTGATCGGCTCGCACCGCCCCGCTATCGACAAGCTGAGCAAACCCCTCGTGGGTTCCGGCCCGCAGTGCTGTGATGGCTTCGGTTCGCGCAATGGTTTCGCCCCGCAATTGCAACAGCCGGTCCTTGTATCGTCCTGTGATCTTGTCGATCTGATCAGCAGTCAGGGGTTTTCCATCAGCAATCGCCTTGCGAATGGTCTTGTCAAACCGCGCATCCCGACGTTGCCGGGTGAAGTAGTTTGTGTCCAGATTTTGCAACTCACTCCGCGCCTTGATCACAGCATCGGTTTGGTTTGAAGTAAGGCCGATAACGCCGCCTTCGCGCTTGCCGGTTGCCGGGTTGATGCGCCCGATGATGTCCAGCGCGATGTTGCGCGGATTGCGCCCCGCTTTCACCCCGGCTTCGATAGTGGCGCGGACGGCTTGGCGCTGATCGGTGATAATGTTCTCAATCAGGGTAGATGACCGCTCCCGGGCCCAAGCTTCTGCGCGTGGGTGGCGACCGTTGAAGCCGAGGATTACTCGGCCCCCGGAAAAGGGTCACGCATCCTTGGCAATGATGCCAGCGCCATAACGCCCCCTTGCCAGAATACCTCTGCCATGACGCGGTCAAGTGGCGCATAGAACGACTTGTCGAGACGCAAGGCCTGCACTGCGGCCTCGACGTTGCCGGTCTGCAAGTGGCCGATGATGGCTTGCATCTGCGCGACACTTTTCACTTGTTCAACTGCGTCCAGAAACGCCTTGCGCAACTGCGGCTCAAACGTGTCCAGAACGGCTTGGATATCGGCGGGAATGCGGTTCAACTTGCCAACTCCACCTTGTAGAGCAAATCAACGCCACCGGGCGCGACTGCCTCTACAGCTGATACATCATGCAGGATGCCCCGCACAGTCACCTTGTCGCCTTGGGCCGGAACGACCGGACCCGGCGCGACAAGCAGCACGCGAGCACTGCGAATTTCGGACGTGCCGTCAATTCGGATGCGCCGTGGCTTGCCGTCAATCGCCTTGCATGTCAGCGCGGCAGTTACAGTTGCTGTCGCATCCCATGGCGTGACCGGGCCGCTTGTCTTGCGGTTGACGATCACGTCAAATCCCACACCAGCGATGGCTGCGATGACATCAGAAGCAATGGCTACCCAGTTCTCTGCCATGATCAGACCACGAAGGCAGAGGGCATATCGCCCATGGCGGCCACGCCCGAAAGCAGGCCGCGAATTGCGAAGATCGTCGGCTTCATGTCTGCGGCCTTCGGATCAGATTTGAGGGGTGTCCACTTCAATGTGTCCAACCCAGTCAGCACCTTCGCACTGCCCATCCGCACGTCCGGGGTGAGGCCGAACGGGGTGGTGATTTCACGCGTGGCAGCTTCGACAATGGCATACTTGACCACATCTGGCGCGGTTGCATCGGTGAAGCCGACCAGCCATTTACGATTGTATTCGCCCGCGATGTAATCCTGTCCGCGCCGCAGGGCTGCGGTCTTGGCGGTGTTGTCACCTGACCATGTCAGCCCACGAGAGGCGGCGTAGGCATCGGCTTCGGCAACGGTGACGGCGGATGCGGTAAATGAAAGCATTTCGCCTCCCTTCGGGGTGATAGGCGGCAGCGGTTCAACCCGCCGCCTGTCTGTTTATGGCCGCGCGGTTACGCGACGCCGGTCACATAGCGGATCGCCTTGGGGCGACGGATCGACAGGGGTGCAAAGCGGAACATCGCGGGCACACGCACCGACAGGTTGATCAACTGGGGCGGCAAGAACCGCAGCGACATCGGCATGTGCAGTTTCAGCACAGAGGGGTTGCGCTTGTAGACCACCATCTTGGTTGTCAGGCGATGGTCTGCGATGATCATCAATTCCTTGCCCGTGCGCGCGGTGTAGACATTGGATTTCTTGATGAATTCCAAGATCGTCATCGAACTGGTGGCATCAATCTGCTTGGTGGCGATGATGCCATAGGCCGCCATAGGCAGGACCACTGTATCGGCCATATCAATCCCGTTGGTGTCGGTCATGATGGCGGTCAGAGCGGTGTTGATTGCGGCCAAAGCCTGAGCCGCGGTTCCGGCCGCAAAGGTTGCAGCAGCCGCCGCAGACGTGATGCCGGTGGTGTTGTAAAGGCCCTCGATGCCCTCCCCGCCGTTGAGTGTCACCTCGTCCACCAATTGCTCGTAGGACAGGCGTGCAGCCGCCGCGCCATCGGCGCTGAGGCTCTGGCCCATCATTTGCGCTTGGCCGATCTCGGTCAGCGAGAACTCATAACCGATGCCGGCATCCAGAATGCCCTGTTCAAACTTGGTTTTCATCAAGTTGGCCATCGGAATGTCGTCGCCAGTGCCATTCATCAGCTTGGCGCGACCGACCATGTCTGATGTGAAGAAGGTGACCGAAGCCGTAAACGGATTGGCCGATGTGTCAACCGGAACCATTTCCGCATAGCGGATTTCAGGGTAAGGCACTGCCAGAACTTCGCGCTCGATGTGCGAAGCCTGCCCGGTGACGAAGCCAAGCGCGGCTTGAGCGTCCATCATTTGAAATGTCATGCTTTCAGGCCTCCTTAGCCCAGATAGACGCGAACAAGGCCACCGATGATTGCGGTGTTCTCAAACTTTGCGCCAGCGATGGTGGTTACGAGGCCTGCACCGATCACGCCCGTCGCGGCAGTGAACGTCACAGGATCGGCAGGGGTAACAGCGGTCGATGCGGTCACCCAGACCGACCCCTTGCGGATCACACCCGCGACTTCGCCCACTGCATAGCTGTCAGCGGAGCGGGTTTTGTCGGCAACGGCGATGCCTTCGAAGCCAGTGCCTGCCAGCTTGGCTGAGCCGTCTGCCGTGCCACGGCCAACAGCCAAGCCGAACGCGACAGCGGCAGTCTCGACCTTGCGCGATGCGATGTCCTGAATGCCTGTCGCATCAGCGATCATGCCCGCGTAGCCCAGCGGAGTGCGAGTCGGGTAGGTCCCGATGGTGTCTTGAATAGTCATTACTTGCCCCCCTTCCATGCATCAGACAGTTGCTTGTTTCGCTCGGCGTAGATGTCGCCGGTCGGTTGTTTGTTCTTGCCGTCGGCCAGTGCGGCCTTGATCGGGTCGGCCTTGTCGGCGGTCGCCAGAATGTCAAACATGGCATCCAGATAGGCCTCGGACTTGCCGGTTGCTTCATCGCCGATCTTGGCAGTGACCACAGCGCGCTTGATATCGGAGACGGACTTGCCAGCGGTATCAATGGTCGCGTGAATGGCCTTGGCCTTGCCGATCAGGTCGGCGCGATCTGCCACCAACTTGTCGATATCGGCGTCGGTCATGGTCTTGGCCTTCAGGGCTGTGATTTCCGCGTCCTTGGTGGCCAGACTGGCGTCTTTGACTGCCATGGCTTTGTCGTGATCTGCCATGGCATCGGTCAACGCCTTGGCGGTGTCGGCCTTGAAGGTGTCGATGGTGTGAGCGTCTGCGGCTGCAACTTGCACAGCCTTGTCGCCCAGAACCACCGTTTTGAGTTGGTCGGACATGCCGATTTCCTTCTGTTTCGGGGTTAGCGGGGCAACGCCCCATGGTGCCGCATCGTCGCCAATGCGGAGTTGCGAACCGCCCCGCGCCTTTGGCACGATGGCAAGGTGATTGATGCGGATAGGTCCGGTTTGGACCGCCTGATAGGCTGTGCCATCTGGGGCCACACCGTCACGCATTTGGACGCCGGTGGTGTAACCCATCGAGACTTCGCGGGTGCCAGCCTGAATTTCGGCAATCGCGCCTGCATCCATGATCTTGTAGGGCACACGGACAAATTCGCCGTCGCGGGCAATGTCAGTGCCGATGTCACCAACCGCGAGCACCTTCCAGTTGTCGGCAGTGACAGGTTCGAAAGGGTGGCCAATGGTCACAGGTTTGCCTGCGAATGTGGCCAAGCTGTCCTTGGCAAACACCACTTCCGGCGCGCGGTAGACAGTGACAACGCCACCATCCATGATGCCAAAGTCGGATGCCAGGTAATCCTGGCAACCAGTGCGGGCGCAAAGCACCTCCCCAACCATGTAGCCATCAGCGGTTATTCGCACCCCCGTCAGGGGCGCGGTATCGATGAATTGGTGCTGCATGGTCAGACCTCCTTGATCGACTGCTGCCAGTCGTCTTTGACTTCCTGAAAGATTTCAGGCCCCAAGACGATCTTTCCGGCGTATGGCGTCACCGTCGCCAAGTCCGGCGCATCATCGGCATAGCTGATGGTGATATGCGGCTGGTATTCCGCATGATCCCAAGACGCGCCCGTGTTCTTGATTTCCTCATGCCGCCAAGACAGGTGCGACGATGCGAACAGCAAGACCTTGGACGCGCCGAATGCCTCCATCAGGCGAGGGCCGCCCGCTGCCACTTCAACCTCGGCCTGCCACACCTCGCCAACCTTCATCCAGTCAACAGGTGTCCGGCTGAAAGCGATTGTGACGTGCAGATCGGAAGCTTCCAGCGTGGTCTTGAAGCCTTGCTCTTTGGCCCAAGCGATGATGTCTTTCGTGTTCACAACGTTGCGCCGCACGTAAAGGGTGCGCGGTGCAGCGTCGTTCTGCAAAGGATCGACTTCTGGCTTCACCTCTGGTGTCGTCGCGGCTTCAATCGTGTCTGGCCCGTCTGCGCCGTCTGGGTTTTCAGTCTCCCATTGGTCAACAGCACCTTCAAGGCCTGGCATCGCCCCGCTTTCGGTCAGCAGGTTCACCGCCGCCTCTGCCAAGGGCTGATCAGGGATAAGCTGCGTGTCGCGCAGCACCTTGATCATATCAGCATGAGTCTTGCCGATGGTGGCGCGCTCAGTATCACTCACCTGCCACAGGCTGGCCCAACGATAATGCACTTCCTCTGGACGTGCACCCAATGCAGATCGGATCAAGCATTCATCCAGAACGGACATTGCCGGACCCATCTCCAGCTCTTGCGATGCACTCACCCGGTCGTAATAGTTGCGCGTGTCGCTCTCGCCTGTCGCATTCATGCCGCCCGGCGCTTGACCCATGAGCCTCGTCATTGGGATATCGGCTGCACCCGCCGCAATCATCATGAACCTATCAAGCACCTCCGGCAGACCAGAGAACGAGGCAGTCTTTTGACCGATGATTTCCTCAGCGTCATGCATCAAAGCGCCATTGATGCCCTTACCCGTCATCGCCAGACGCCAACGCTTCAGCAGAACCTCTTCGTATCCGCTGTCGCCAAGCTTCTGCATCAATTCAGGGATGCCGACTGTGTCCACCTTGGCCTCAAACACCAGCGATGCGATGTTTGCCGCCGTGGCGTCTACATTCATCACGGCATCCATGATAGCCTGCAGAACCGAATCCCCCCAGCCAATCTCGGTGTTGGACATTTCAGGGTCCGGCGATTGCGCACCATGGAAAATTACCAACCGGGACGGATGCACGCGAGGTGCGCTTGCAGCCCCAACCGAAAGCATCCACATTGCTGGCGCTCCGAAATAATCAGACGCGGGGTTGCGGTCCAAATCGACAGCCGACAATTGACGCTTATGCAGCAGGGTGACGTATTTCAGCCCCCCTGCTTTGATGGTTTCAGGCAGCAGCGGCAACGATGGGTCAGTTGCCCCGTCACCGATCATCAGTGCGGCTCCGCCGAACAACCGGGCGGCCACGCGAGCCTTTAGAACCTTCAGCTTGACGCCAAGGCGGACTTCTTCGGCCTCGATCATGGTGATCTGATCTTTTTCCGCCTGCCAGTCGCGCCACTTGCGGCAACTGTCCAGAGCCGGAATATCCACGATCTTGCGCGGCAACCAAGCCCCGCGATAGGCGTTTTGCAGCGCGTAAGGTGAAAGAACCGGGGCCGCATATGTGGAAAATGCAGCCTTGTCCCGGTCGGTGCCGAGGTTGGCCACCACGTTTTGCAGGCCATCGGCCATGACGAATGATTTGGTTCCGTCCGCGTGAAGGCGAACACGGGGCTTAGTCATGCCGCCTCCTTAGATGTTTGCGAGGGTGTAGCGGGAATTGCGGATCGGCCAGAACGCCATAACCACAGCGTCGGCAAGGTTCGGCGACTTCGTTCCCGGCGGTGACTTATCCACCACCAGTTTCAATGCACCAGCCGTTCGGCTTGCCGTCGCTTGCCCCAGCTCTTTTTGCAGTTGGGCCAGCTTTGGAAGCGCGCTTGGCAAACTGATCAGATCTTCTGGTGGGTAAACAACACCCTGTGTCACCGCCCGCCATGTCCGCTCGAACCGGCGACGCAGTTGCCACCACGCCTGAGCCTTCAAGTTGGCGTAGAAGTCCTTGTTCAGCGGCGTCTGCTTGTCGCGCGGCTCGATATGTCCGTCAGGGTCTTGGACCCCCGCGCCTGCGCTCCAAGCAAAGAATGTAAGGCCCTTCGGTAGATCACCCACGGCAGCGAGCCGGTTGGCTTCCGCCTTAACCCCGGCACCAATGCCAACGCTGTCATATTGCAGCGCGACGGGGCCAAGCCCCGCACACATCGCCACAGCGCGCCGTGTGGTGTCGCCAGTGTCGCCTTCTGCCCAGTCATCGGCGGATTGCAGCACTGCACCTTTGCGCAGCGCCAAGGCGTTCTTGTCGCCGCCCTCGTCTGCCACGTCCAAAGCGCCGATCTGCGCGCCCGTCGCTTCAAACCCAAGCTTCACATGCGCATCAATCGCGGCGATAATCCAATCGGCCGGGATGATGACGCCGTCAACCGATGCCGAGTAATTCCGCTCAACTTCTTGCGCAAAGACGTGCAACAGGCCGTCGGCCTCAGCCTTCTTTTTCCGCGCCAAATACCACGCATCGTCTTTCGCCGGATGGTCGCGCCAATCCATCACGAAGACGTTGGTGACACCCTCAATTGCGGGACCACCTGCCCACTCAACGCCACCTTCGCGGCGTCTGTGGAAGACGTTGCCAAGGCCGTTGACCGATGAAATATCCATCTGCACACGGGTATTGTCAGCAAGTGCGGCCTCGATCTTTTCAGGCCGCTCATAGTGGGCGCTTTCATCCTTGAAGTAGATCAGCTTTCGCCCGCCGCGACCGATGTTGTCGCCAGCCTCCCCGGTGATCGTCGCGCCCGTCTGTGGGTTGACAATCCGCATGTAGGTCAGGTGATCGTCCTGGTTAAACCCGACTGGCAAGAACTCGCGCGGCATACCCCGAATGAGCATTCGCATCTTTTCAAAGATGCTGTCCGGGTCCCCGATCTTGTCAACCAGTTGCTCTTTGCGACTGCCCCAGCCGACAGCAGCGCCGGGGTAGAACCGCCACAGCCAAACCGACACAGCGGAACAAACCCACGTTGCTCCCATATCGCGGGCCTTTTCCATCAGCCCATTCTCCTCACCCGCGATGCAGGCGAGAATGAATTCAACCATCTGCGCCTGCCGCTCGAACATGATGAACGGCATTTTCGCAGGCGTCTTCCGCCCGGCATTGCGAGGGTCGTATGTATCAAGCCAGTGGTTGATAAACTCCACCGGATGCGTCCGGTAAAATTCCATCGCCCCGGACATTAGCGCCGGGTTGGCGCGCATGGCCAGAAGCTGTTTTTGACGCCACGCCCAGACGGAAACGTAATCCGGTGGCCAATCAGCCTTTGTTAGCGTCAAGGGTGGCTGCATAGGCTTCTGCGGCCTCCTGCGGCGTCATATCGTTGTTGATGGTCTGGATCGGGCCACCTCCGGGGCCTGACAGTTCGCGCTTGTCAGCCAAGCCCAGATCGCGGGCGATGATGGATGCGTTCAACAGATCGGCCGATGCGCCCTCAAACTTCTGTGCATAGATGATGGCTTCAACTTGCTTGATCACCGGTTGCAGATCATCGCGGTTCTTGCGCCAGTCGATCCAAGTTTCATTGGATATGTCGAGGAAAACGCACATTGCGCCAATGGTCATGGCCCGCATCTTGGCAACAGGTTCCTGCGTCACAGCACCTTGATGCGCGAAGGCCTTCATTTCCCAAAGCGGGTTATCCCGGTTCCATTCGAAATATTCGCAGCAGGACGACCAGAGTAATTCCGCAGAGGCCATCTTGAGGGCTGGCCCGGAGTGGATGCTGCGAGACTTCCAAAGTTGGTTTCCGATTGGGAAGGGAATGAAATTGGTGTTGCCCTTTTTAGCGCCACCTTTGGCCTTAGCGGCCTGTGCCCGCGTTGGCGTTTGCCCGGCCCCGCCGCCCCTTGGCTTGCGTGCGGTCATTGACTGATACCTCTTGAATGGCTTGCGCAGTTGCATTGCCGTGGGGTGCTATCGCGGTCCCGGCCTGCGCTCCCCCAGGATGTTCTGTCGCCAAGCGTGGCGATTACTGACCGGGATTGCCACGCAAGATACACGATCTTGATCACAACGCAACCCCTTGTTGTTTTTGCAACCGGGAAACATGCATCTTGACCTCCTTGCCGCCCAAGATCGGGATGATGAATTTGGCGATGGAACCAGAGATTTCAGCCACGTCCACCACCCATCCGGCCATGAAACCATCGCGGATTGTGGCCCGGTCTTGGGGATGGATTGTGCGTGCCGCAGTGGCGCTGCGCTTCATTTCCTCAAGGCGCGTCGGGATGGATTGCATGTCCGCCATGGTTTCATCGGTGATTGGCGCAGGTTCGCCGTTGATCGAGATGACGCGGAGTGCGTGCCGTGAATAGCGGATGGCTGGCCAGTTGGGGTGATGTTCGAAGCGAGCGAACAGGTATCCCGGTGCGATGCGGCGCTGATACAGCTCCTTGCGCTTGCGATGCCGATTGATGCGCCAAGCTGTTTCGGTTGGATACCAACTCTCAACACCATTGGCCAAGAGCCATGCCTGCGCCTTAGCCTCGCCTTGCGGCATGGTCAGCAGGGCATACCAGCATGGGGGCAATGGCGGGCCGCTGATGATGGCTTGGCGCGCCGCGATGGGGAAGGTGTCGCCAATGCGAAAGGATGGCTCAGCTACAGTTGCCCGCCATCCTTTGAGGAAGCTTGATTGGTCTGTCATGGTGCGGCCCTGTCCGGGTCGCGTCGGGGTTTGGCATTACCACGATAGCGCAGTTGCGCCCGGTGCCGCAAGGGGTGGTGAAATGGGTGCCAAACTTAGCAAATAGCAAATAGTGCAAATAGTGAACACCATAGGTCTGTAGGTGTTGGTGTGAGTGTACATACTGTTTACACTCTCGCTACTATTTAATCTATTTAACTATTTACTACCTTAACCCATTGTATTTGTTGAGTAGCAAATAGTAGCAAATAGTGACCATATCATTGAGAATTTCACTTTTCGGCTTGGATTATTCAAGAAACTGCACCTTATGCTCACTATTTGCTCAGGTTGTAACTATTTGCCCTCATGAAAAGACCGCCCGAAGGCGGTCCAATCAGTCTTGGTCTTGCAGATATTTTCGGTGAAAGACACGGCTTCCGGGCTTCTTGCTGTCTGTCTTGCTGCGGAAAATGACGCCACCGTCAAGCAGGCCTGCGATGATCTCTTCAAAGTCGCGCTTGCGAATTGCGCGCATGTCGTTGTTCAGTTTCCCTTGCAGGATGCCATCCTTTCCAGCGGCCTCAATGCGCCGCTCGACTGCGTTCACATCGCGCTCATATTGGTTATCTGCGATGTGAGAGGCGATGTTGGCAATCATGGATGTGGCTGACCAGCGGGCCAAGGCGTGGCCAATGGCAAAGTCTGCATCGGTGATCTTGGGCGCGACTGGGTCAACCCCGACGGCGCTGATCAGGGCTATCTTGTAGGCGTTTTCAGCAACGCGTCGCAAGATGGCAGAGCCGCCCTTGACGCCGTTCGCCTCGGCATATTCGGCACATGATGTCATGGTGCGAATGAGCGACTGCCGGGCTTTTTCCGCGCCCGCCGACATTTCGGCTTGACATATCTGGGCAATGCCAAGATTGCCGCGCACCCGGCTTCCGACAGCGTTGGCGACACCTTCCATGGCATCCACAATTTCAGATTGAAAGCGCATGTCTGGGTCTTTCGGTCCGCTCTTTCCGATTGGAAAAATCAGGTAGCGGGCGATTGATCCATCCTCCATTGCAGATGACCCGAAGGCGTCCCAGAACTGATCTGGCGTCGCCATGCCGAATAAGCATAGGTGGGGGCTGTCGATTGGGTCTGGTGGGTTCGTGGCATAGGCCGTGCCGGTAAAGAGGGTGTTTGCCGCCGAATAGAGGGCGGTAAACTCGGTGATGATCTGCTTGGAGTGCGACCCTGCACCGGGCGCGCCGATCTGCTTCAGCATGTGCCCGAACTCATCCAGAAAGCAGACCTTCGGGGTGTTGCCGCTGAGCATTTTCAGCAGACCTGACCCTGATGCGATGCGATCAGATCCGATGATGTTGGTCATTTTGGCAAGGGTCAGGAGTTCTTTGGCAGGGCTTACAAGGCTTGTCTTGCCAGAACCGGACCCTCCAAGGGCGACGGTGTAGACGTTGGTGCGCAGGTTGGTTTCAGTGCGGTAAGCCCGGCCCATGATCGCGCCAAGCAGGGGGATAGCCACGGCTATAGCCCCAGCCTCGGTGGCAGTTGGAGAGGCTGCGTCGATAAAGTCGGCAAGCTGCCCCAAGAGGCCGGGGCACCCCCTCACGATCGAGGATATTGGGAATGATCCTGGGTCTTTCGGGATGAGGCGCTCAAACTCGGCCGATGTTGGCATGATGGCCTCTTGGTATTTCCGCCGGGCAGAACCGGTTGGGAATGATGGCATGGCTTGCCAGAGGTCACGCATAGGGGTTTGGGTTTCGGTGATTTCCTTGATGGCATCGGAAATGGCTTCCTCTCGGCTTTTATCCCCGCGCCGCTCGAAACTGGACCAGATTGCATCCACAACCTTTTGCATCTCGGTCGGATCGAATGGGGGTTCATCATCCATCGGGAAGGCCCGCGGCGTGGCCATACCTGCGGTCAAGCCGGATGCGATGGTCCCGGCTGTCTTGGCAGGGTTTGGCCAGTGCGATGCAGCTTCGGACAGAGCTGCGGCCATGTCGTCACGATCTGCCAGCCCTGCCCCGACGATCTGCCCGATGTTGAATGCGGCGGCGTTCAGGGTGTTGTTGCGGGTGCCGTCGGGTGCATTTGCCACCACGCCCAACTCTTGCGCAATGGCAGTCTGGCAATAGGCCAAGACACGCGGATCGGCTGTGCGCACGGTGACGGTAGCCGATGACGATTGGCGCTCTGGCACATGTGGCTTAGCTGATAAAAGCCAATCTGGGGCCGGGGCCGGGTCGTCATCGGTCTGAAAGCTGTAGACCGCACCCTCAAAGATGGATGGCTCCAGCACAATGTAGCCCTTGTGCTTTATGTCCACGAATTTGCACAAGTGGGCCGGGAAGTCTGTGGTTTGGGGGGCGGTAAAGATGTAATGGGTTCCGCCCCGCGCCGATTGCTGGACGAGGGTTGCTGGCAGATCACGGCCTGCGATGAATGAGGCCCACTCGCATTCCGGACGGTAGGTGTCCGCATCAACACAGACCAGCCCAGAATGGATGAGGGAAAGGCCAATGTTGGCATTGGGTGTGACACGCCACCAGTTGGTGATCTTTTGCAGATCGGTGGTGGCGTCGAGAAACCCGCGCCCACCCATGCGCTTGCTGATCAGGGGTTCTTTCGATTCTGGCAGAAGGGGGAAGACGGCCCAGCCGCGCTTGGCATATTCGACTGCGGCTGCGCCGAGGGGTGAAAGGTCTGGTGTTGTCAGCATTGAATTGCCGTTTCTCTGTTTGCGTCACCGCCCCACTGGTCGGCCATCGCAGCGGCAATTCCGGGGAAAGTTTCGCTACGAAGCCGGGCGCGGTCCGGGCCGGGGCTTGCTCTGTGGATTCTTGACCAACGCGCGTGTTCCTGCGGGGCGTCGATCTTGCGCGGCGGCGTCAGCCTTTGAGTTGGCCGCAATGGGGCGATACCCCGAAGATAAAGCCCCGTGGCCTTAAACGCAGCATCCCCAAACCACCACGGCTGCACTGTTTGGGTGGCGGGCTGATAGTTGTCGATCAATGCCTTCGCGTATTTGTGCATGACCGGATTTTCAACCGCGACACGCTCAATCGGGGCATTCCAGACCGCCGAAAACAGCGCAGCCCCTTCTACCAATTCGGCCTGCATTTCGTCCCGAGTGCGACCGGGCGGAGGGGCGTTTAGCCACCTGACACCAGAGTTGCAAAGGCGGGTGCAGGGTGGGTGAAAGACTGCGAGCAAATCCCATCCCATGTGCATTACGTCGCGCACGTCGCCGATGATATGGCGGTTGCTGCCATCTTCACACGGCTGCATGTCGCATGACCATGCATCATGCCCCAGCGCAGAAAAAGCACGCCGGACAACACCAGAGAGTTCACATCCAATCAAAACGCGCATCTAAAACGGCACCGCGTCGTCGGCCATGCGGCGCAGCTCGGCGCAGGATGCGGTAAACATGGTCTGGCAGAATTTATCCCATTCTAGCCCGGTCAGTTTGGCAAGGTCGGTTTTGCCGATCCGGTCAAGATATGCCCCCGCCTCTTCGCCGCCTTTTGCGGATGCGATTTCTTCGGATGGTGTCAGGGCTGGGCCAGCGGTCATAAAAAGCCTCGCGCAATCGGTGCTGCATGTCTGCACCATAGGTTTTCCGGTCAAGTAGATGGTGACGGCCCCGCCCTCACGACGGCAGACGGCGCATGGGTATCCGATCATCTGGGCTTGCACCGTGACGCCTCCCATTTAGCAATGGCAGCGGGCGAGGCAGAGAACGCCTTTACGCGGGCGTCGGGATCATGGTCACGGACAATCGCCGGGGCAAAGCGCAGGCCGCGCCGCACCGTCATCGCGTGGACCGACTTGTGGGAGGCGCCCAAATGGGCGGCGGCCTGCGCGGCTGTCATGCCAGCTTTGGCACAACGCTCGTAATCCGTGAATGTCAGGGCGCGGTAAACGGTCACGCTGCCACCTCTTGCCGTGCATCGCCGCGTGTGCGGGTGACGCGCCACCAGTCGCCTTCCTTGCGCACCACCGCTTCGGTCGGAATGCGCACCTCTGCCTGCCTTTCCAGCGCGTCCGCCACCGTTGCGGGTGGCGTGGTCCCGGCGTTCTGATGCCACCATGTCACGGCCTTTTGGCGCGCAAACCCGACATGCTCCAAGCAGACAAACTCTTTGACCACGCGCGATCCAACCAGATAATCGGCTCGCAGCGATGCCTTGCCGTCCTTGCTGTGGCGCGTCAACGCGAAGTCACGCACGGGTTGCCAATCGTCAACGGCGGTCAGGTTCATGATGGCGTCGGTGCTGCTTTCGCGCTCGATCTTGGGTTCAGGCTCCGGGAAAACATGGCCGCAATCGACACATTCGCGCGCGCCAATCCAGAGGATCGAGTCGCACTGAGGGCACGTCTTGGCCGGGGCGGTGGCGATTTCCCCCTCCAACTTATTGCCGGACTTGGCGCTACCCTCTGTGGCGGACACGGCGTCAACCGGCCCGTGGCGGGCGACGTTACCAGCATAGTCCAGCACTAGACCATTCTCTTTGCCGGGGGCTATCCGCATGGCACGGCCCGCCATCTGCATGTAAAGGCCAAGTGATTTTGTGGGCCGCAGGAATGCCAGAAGGTCGGTCGCGGGTGCGTCAAACCCGGTCGTCAGGACGTTGACATTGGTCAGCGCCCGGATGCGACCGGCTTTGAAATCCTCCAGAATGCGCGCCCGCTCCATCGCTGGGGTTTCCCCCGTCACCAGATCGGCCGGGATGCCCTGGCGGATCAACTCGGCTTTGACGGCGGAAGCGTGGTCAACTGAAATGCAGAACAAAAGCCATGATCGGCGGTCTTGCCCCAAGGCGATGATTTCTGACACGGCGGCCCGCGTCACGTCATCCTTGTTGAACCGGTCGTTCATCTCGCCTTCGACAAAATCCCCGGCACGGGTGTGCAGTCCGGTCGTGTCGAAAACGAAACCGGGGCGCTTGCTGATCAGGGGCGCAAGATATCCGCGCGTGACCAGCATGGGGATTGGAATGTCATAAGCGATACCGTCAAAGATTGCGCCCTGCCCCCGATCCAGCCGCCCGCTATCCAGCCGGAACGGCGTTGCGGTCAAGCCAATGACCTTTAAATTTGGATTGGTCAGGCGCAGCCCTTCGATGAATTTCTGATAGAGCGTGTCACCGGACCGGGGGATCAGATGGGCTTCGTCCACAATCAGAATGTCGATATGGCCAAAGCTATCTGCTTTCTTGGCAACGGACTGGATGCCCGCGAAGGTCACCTGTCGCATCTGCCTGCGGCCAAGGCCCGCCGAATAGATGCCAGCCGGGGCATTGGGCCAAAGGCGCAACAGGGCGGCATAGTTTTGAGCAATCAACTCTTTGACGTGGGTGGCCA